CCCTAGCAACTGACGAAGGAGACGCTATGAGCGAAAAGAAGGATTCAAGTCCTGCTGCTGATGGTGACTTGATGGATTTAGTCAATGATACCAATGCAGACCTAGACGCCCTCAACCTTATGATGCATGAGGAAGAGCCAGGTGAAACTAGCCTAGATGACCACTCCCCTCACCTAGAAGTGGGTGATTTAGCCCCAGCGGGTGGTGGAGGTATTGAGGATCTTCTACCAGAAGCCGGTATGGCTGATGATGATAATGACCTCAAGGCTGGTCAACTCAAAGATGATACAGTTCTAGATCCTAAGATGTTAGGTGCTGCTGCTTCTCTTGATTCCAAGGAAGGCCGAGCCGCTCTCAGAGCCAAGCTTGCTGCCGATGCTCTGGGCAAGGAAGAGGATGGAGAGATCCAAGATGTTACCAAGATGAAGTTTAGCGATATGCTAGACCAAGCTGACAGCTTAACCAACGGACAAACCCAGTTGGACACCAAGCCAAGCAATGATCTTGGTTATATTGAGACCCTACCAGAAATTAATAAGCACATGTTGGATGTAGCTAAGGCCCCACCAAAGGTCCGTAAGGAAGCTGAAGCCATCGAAAGATTGGTTAAGGCTGGTAAGCTAGATCCAAAGGACTTCGATGCTTTAATTGCAGAAGGTCTTGACAAGGATGCCGTTGCTTACTGGAAGAAGTACTATGGTCAAGTTGATGGTGGTGGTGAATTCGCCAGTGAATTGGTGAAGGAACACGTCAAGGCTGAGTTAGAAGCTGAGCTAGGCACCTTCAAGATCAAGCTAGCTAGAGCATATGAACTAGCTTACGATATGGTAGACCGTGAACTATGCAATCCTGACAGAGCTTCTGTTGCCTATCAGGTAGAAGAAATTATGAAGTTTGATGATGCTTCTTTCGATTCTCTCAAGAGAGTTATCGCAAGACACCCAGTCACCAATCTTCGTAAGCAAGCAGGTCGTCTCCCACAAGTTGGACTAATCGGTTCTGGTGAAGTCAACACTTCCGGTGCATCTGATGAAGGCGATATGTATACCCAATTGTCCGCAGCCTTTGCTAAGAGCAACAAAAAGGGTGTGTTCTAAAGCAATCAACCTATTAATGAGGATACAATGAATAGAAACAAGAGTGTATCAGATTTTGTGGCTGCCTCAATGGATGCAGCCCTAAAGAGCGATCAATACAAGTCCCTTTTTGGTACTCAATACAAGTTCGCTTCTGATGAAAACGACGCTAAAGCCAAGAAGTGCTCTAAGTGTGGTAAGGATATGGATTCCTGCATGTGCGACACCGCTCACGCAGATGATGACGAGAATGATGCTCGTAAGGCCAAGAAGGATTCTGACAAGTCTTCTTCCTCTTCCGACAGCAGCTCTGCATCTGACATGAATGATGCTCGTAAGAAGAAGGATGAAAAGTCTTCCTCCTCTGACTCATCTTCCGCAGATGATGATGAGAACGATGCTCGTAAGAAGAAGAAGGATGACAGCAAGGACTCCAGCTCTGCTGATGATGCCGATGCTCTCTTCAATGAGGAGAAGGTTTCTAGCGCTTTCGATGTAGCCATTGATAGTTTGCTAACCGCCTCTGCCGCTATGGATACCGTAGGTCTAGGCAAGGGTTCTGCTCTTACTCTTAAGATTGCTTCTTTGGTTGTTGAAGCCAAGAAGAAGGAAAAGGATTCTAAGAAGAAGGACTCTAAGAAGAGTGACTCTCATTCTGCTAAGGACAAGAAGAGTAAGGATTCTAAGAAAGATGATAAGAAGTCTTCTAAGGATTCCCACTCTGCCAAAGATAAGAAGAGTGATAAAGACTCCAAGAAGAGCGACTCTAAATCTTCTTCCAAGAAGTAATTACTTCTCTTTTAAGGAGTACAATGTACAAAATTGGCAGCTTTGAGGACGAAATCTATCGTTCGATGGAAAAAACTCTGGTGAAGAACCAGTCAGAAAATACACACGGATTCGATAAGTTAGCCAGAGCTGTTGATTTGCTAAATACTGCCGCAACCATCTTTGATGACGCAGGAATGCATGTCGAAGCGGATGGTGTGACGGCAGTTTTGCTTTCTTTAACTAAAGAGCTGGGTAAATAATGATCAAGAAGAGTCTCTTTGAAAAAGAACTTGAAACTAGCATGAGTCAAGAGCTTCGTAAGATGTCTCACACCAACGGGACTCCCGATTTGGTGAAGGCAGGGGAGTGTCTTCATGCTGCTTTAGAGATTTTTGAAGAGATGGGTCTCACTTCAAAAGCTAATGCTGTGCTTAGTATTTTGAAGAGGGTTGCCCATGATGGTCAAGAAGTTAGAGAAAATTCTAAGGTAATTAATTTTCCTACCTCTGTCGAATTAGCAAGACGCGGATTTACTGAAAAAGATATGCGCGAGATGCACAGAGGAAGCCCAGTTGCCCAAGCTAAACTCAACTCTATCCTCTATGATATGGGCTACAGATATCAAGAGATAAAATCTATTTTAGGTGAAAAAGCTCTGAATCCTAAGCAAATGACTGAAGCTTTTGATCTCTTAGATCCAAATCGTAGTTTTGGTAAGATTTGGGAGTACATGCAAGATCCAACTAAACCAATTGATCCGAACAACCCACAACCAGGTGAATCTATCACTATGAGTAGAGTACCTCAATCTCAATTGACTCCTTTACCAGGTGATACCATTTCTTTTGAGAGTATGACTAGAAGTTATGATGACAAGCCATTGGATAAAGATGAAGTAGGTATGAAAAGCCTGCTCCACACCACTGCTAAGGGTCATCGTAAACCAAAGCGACCTGATAAAATTCATGATCCTCATACTAAGGGATTGACTTCTAAAAAAATGGTAGAGAATTTACTTCATCACGGTACCGAGTTTAACATGGCAGATGTAGATGCTGCGATGGATGAATTAAGCGCTGATTTAGATCCTGATATTGCGGATGCTTTAGGCGCTGATCGTGCTGATGATTTGGATCTTGATGTTCCACAAGGACCAGAGTTTGAAGAAGACTGGGTTAAGTGGAAAGCCATGCAAGAGCCAAAAAGAGTAATTCCAATGGAAGAAATCATGATGGATGAAACTCCACCTCCTACTCTTCCAGAAATACCAGTTTATCAATCGCCACGCACTTTATTTCAAACTCCAGAAGGTGATTTTCGTCCTTTAAGAGACGTAGATGACGCTAGTGATATTGGTGACGTTGAAGTAAATGATGCTCTGGAAGTTACTGAGAAGCCTCTGCCACAAGATTTTGAAGACGAAATAGACTAATTCCAACGGTTATATAGGTACTAGAGCGGTATAGGTATAAGGAAATCATGCTTAGACTAGTACAAGTTGGAAATACTCTTCCAGTCAGTTTTATTTGCGACCCATCGGCTGAATTTCAGCCTGGCCAAATTGCTGAATTGACTGTTATTGGTAATCAAGTAATGGCTACCGTGAGCAACGGAACTGCTCCTATTGGTATTATTGATGATATTAAGACCAAAGCATTTACTAACGTTTCTTGGAACGAAGTAGTTATCGTTCCAGCCGTAGGTGTTCCTGGTCCTGGAGGAACTATTGTTACTCCAATTGATATTAAGGCAGAATTAAAAAAGCCCAATATCGTTCCTGCCAGTTTTAATTCAACTGTCAATGTAGTTCTTAATCCAGTTAATGGTGTAATTACATTTGTTGCCGGAACTCCACTTAACCTAGATTTAACGGGCTCTGGCACCCCTAATGCTATTAGAACAGTAGTCAACTATACTTACCAAGTGGCTAATATTCCTGGTGATGATAGTACTCAAGGTTCTGGTAGAATGACTGTTTGGTTTGAAAGAATGTTTTTTCAAACTGATCAATACGAGACTAATCAACAATATCCTGTTCGTGCTAATTTGTATGTTAGTGAAGTAGGATTTTTAACTACTAGACGCCCTAGCAGCATTCATCCGGCTGTAGGAATGGTAACTGCTCCACCTACCCCAATGAATCCAATGATTGAAGTTTTGTGGTTCTAAAACAATCGAATAGCTGCATATTCTTTTATTTAGTGAGGACTGAGTGAAATCAGTCGAAAGCTTTCTATATTCCTGCATAATATGGAGAAATACATTCCATTGAGGCTACCAATGACTTTTAAACACATCAAATTTGAAGACTCCCCAACTATGCGTTCTCTTGAAAGAATGGTCAAAAGCAAGGGCGCAGCCGAGCCTATTGTTAAAGAAGCTGCTAAGGCATCCAACTATACTCCAACCAATAGCTTAACCGATAACGTGTTAAAGCTATGTGTAGGTTTGCGTAAATCGGGTATGCACAAGTACGCAGATCAATTGGAGAGCACATTCCTTAACTACAAACGCGCTGAGACGCTTTATGATACTTCTAAGGAAGAAGGTGAAGATTTGGTACATGCTGCTCATCCAAAAGGAAGCCATAAGATGGAAGACGTGGAAGGTGACGCTGTCTTCTACGATATTTTGGATAAGCATCTTAAGATGGTAGATGTAGCCAATTCAGAGGCCAAGGGTAAAGTAGATGCTAGTAATGTACTTAGAGCTGTTAAAACGGTTCTTGCTATGCCAGCTATTCCAGAAAACGTTGACGAAATGGATGAAGATACACTAGCTAAGTTTAGGGCGGGATATGCTTTAAAGAAGCTACAATCTGTTCCTAAGAGTTTAGATCAACTTAGAAATATGGTTAGCAGTCAAAACGCTCCTGATTTAAAGAAAAAAATGGATGCCGAATATCAGACTATCAATTCATTAATTGG